TCCTTACCTTTGGGAATCCTCAACTCAACCACGTAGAATACAAAACACGGGAAGAACCAAAGAAAGGCATAAGGTTTGACCCTGATATGCTGGGGATGTTCTGTGAAATGATGTACCCTACTTACTTTAGGCCCATAGCAGACGAGTCTACTACTGAATGGTATATGGCTATACAACGGGGATTACTAGACACAGAGCTAAGAGAGTTGTGAAAAGGCTTGACATTGAGCTTAAGGTTTGCTATAATCTATTGTGTTGGTGGAAACAACAGAAACAAAAACAACAAAAGAAGAACTACCCTGTAGTGATATACGCCGAGATGAACGCCTTGCAAGGCAGGAATCCGTAAGACGAACAAGCTACAAATTGCAAGGGTAGTTTTTTGTTATACTGGGATATGCAGGTCTAGTTTAGTTAAGTAAAGAAAGAGTAAAGTTATGTCAGAAAAAACGAGCGCACCTAAAGAGACAATAGTAAAAGTTAGAATAGCCTATGCCAAGTGGAAAGAAATGCCATACTCGGAAGGTGATGTTAAAGAAGTAGAGATAGAAGTACCCTTTGAGACTAAGAACGGGGCTATCAATATTTTAGGAGTCCAGACAGTAGGAGAGAAGAAGGCCTTGACAGCAGGAGAGTTCAGCCAAGACGATGTCTACCCGACTCTCACCCACGCAGACCTTGACAACCTAACAGGCAAGTTGCTCACTTATGTAGACGCTACTTATGCCGACGCTGAACAGCGGAAAGCACACAAGGGAATAGTGAGAGATACACTATGGAGTTGGTTCAAAGAACGCACCAATAACTCTGTTGACCACTTCAAAAATGGTGGCTCAAAGTTCCTATAATATAAAGTAAATTGCAATTAGACCTGCAATTTTTGTTATAATATAACCTACTACTTATGTAGTGCTTAAGAGGAGTTAGTCGCCTCGGTTGCTCTTGAACTAGCTTACAAGGTTGGGGCTGAAAAACTAGAGTGACCAATGCAGAGGGTTGACGACCACCAACCGAAAGAACCAGGTAGCCCCTGGTTTCTTTTTGTATATAGAACCAAGGTGCGACTTTCACCGCACCTTGAAACCATATTGGTGACAGCACCCAAATGGTCTATAATCCCTAGTGCAACGTATTAGTGGCATTGACGAACTGGCTGACCGAGCCGTTCCGAGCTAGCCTAAGAGTGGCAGAGGTAGCTTATGTCTAAGAAGACTAAGCGAAAGAAGAAGGTTTTATTTCCTGCTTTCTCTTCAGAAGATAGAGCAAAGTTAATAAGACTGAAGTGGACTCTCAAGTAGAGTCCTTTTTGTTTGTGTTAATTTAACCCACTTGTGTATTTGTGATAAGATAGAATTATGAGCAGTACTACTAAGATTAACTGGGATGGGGCTAGAAAAGAGTACCTATCAGATACAACAATCAGCCTTCAAGATATTGCTGATAAGTATGGAGTTAGTAAAGTAGCAGCAGGACTTAGAGCTAAGAAAGAGAATTGGACAGGGCTTAGACAGGAGTTAGCCGACTTAGCCTTCAGTGAGTTCCAGAAGAGACTGGTTGATGAGAAGGCCAAAAGCCAAGAGCGTCACCTACTTACCTATAAGAATATTCAGGCCCTAGTGAATGGCAGAATCTCTGAGATATACCAAGCTTCCGAGAAGGATAAAACTAAGGTTGATATTAAGGAGCTTGAAGCCCTTGCCCGTACCGCCAAGCTATCTATTGATGGTGAGCGTGTAGTCCTCGGCCTTCCTAACGGAGTCCAGGGCCACACTGACGCAGAAGGTAAGGATGTTTGGGGTGGCTTTGCTGAGGCTATTGTTGAATATAAAAGGAGGCAAAAAGAGAGTGACCGAACCAAAGACCGAGCAGAAAAAGGAAACTCTAACTCTTGAGCAGTTCGTTGAATCTCAACAGCTAATCAGAGAAGACCCTGTCTACTTCGTTGAGGAGTATGCACAGAACGAGCCTTGGCCTCGTCAGAAGGATATTATCCGAAGTGTATTTAGGAATAAGATTACTACTGTTAGAAGTTGTCACGGCATAGGGAAGAGCTGGATTAGTGCTAAGGTAGCCCTTGCTTTCTTAACGGCTTATGATGATAGCTATGTTATAACTACTGCCCCTACCTTCAGGCAGGTTGAGAATATCCTTTGGCGTGATATTCGCTCTACTTATAAGAAGACCCGCTGGCCCTTGGGTGGCAGAATCTTTGAATCACCCCGCCTAGATATGGACGACGAGTGGTTTGCTATTGGGTTATCTACAAAAGACCCAGATATGTTTCAGGGATTTCACCCTCCTTCTGGTCACATCTTGGTTATTGTTGACGAGGCTTCAGGTGTAAGTGATGATATCTTTATTGCTATAGACTCAGTCCTCTCCTCTCAAGGTGCAAGGCTATTGATGATTGGCAACCCTACTTCTATTACTGGCCGCTTCTATACTAGCCACCACAACGACGCTACTTCTACCAAGTTCCACGTCTCTTGCTTTGATACCCCGAACTTCACGAACAACGGCATACGTTCTATTGAGGACTTGCAGGAGATGGACTTAACCAAGGCTGAGATACTTGCCCCTTACCTAGTCACTCCTGAGTGGGTGAAGGATAAGATAACTCGCTGGGGTGTAGAGTCTCCAATGTTTCAGGCCCGTTGCTTAGGTAACTTCCCTAGTGCCGAGGCTAATACTTTGATTCCGTTGAACTACATTGAAGCCGCTACTACAGAAGAACGCAAAGAAGAGCTTGAGAAGAAGCAGTCTAGCGAAACAGTTTACCGCTATGTTGGTGTAGACCCTGCCCGCTATGGTGATGATAAGAGTGCCTTTGTTGAGAGAGAAGGGAATATTGTAGACAACATCTTTACTACCGCCAAAGAGGATAACGGCCAGACTGCGGGCCACGTTAAGCTTATGCGTTCAGCTCACACTATCTTTGTTGACGCTGGTATGGGTGCAGGAGTGATTGATATTTTACGCTCGGATAAGTACGATAATGTAATAGAAGTTGCTGGCTCAGCCTCACCTTTCAAAGATGACACTAGCCTCCAATTTGTAAACCTCAGAGCACAGATGTACTGGAGTCTGGCTGAACTATTTAAGACGGGTCAGATATACATTCCAGAAGACTCAGAGCTTATGAGTCAGCTAGCCTCAATTCGCTATAAAGTTACCCGTCGTGGTATTCAAATAGAGGAGAAGGATGAGATTAAAAAGAGACTCAAGGTTTCCCCAGATAAGGCAGACGCTTTGGCTTATTGTTTCTGCGACTTTATGACCAGTAGGCAGAAGCTAAAACCAACACTGGGAAAAAGCTTTGAAGAGATGTACAATGAAGGTATTGGAATATAAGTCACAATGAAAGGAAAGCAATGAAAATCGGGCCATTCAGAGTAAACCTTGCTGAAGGAACTAAAGTAGATACCAGCGGAACTGAGAGGGGAAGCTCTGCAAAAGGCACTGATTCCTTGATGTATGACGGAGAGATTGACGTAAGCTACGACAAACTCAAGCCTACTCACTTCGCCACAATGAGACAGATAGACGGCACTGTCTCTGCAATGTATAACGTTCTTACTATGCCGATAGTCGCTAACCCTTGGTCAATCAAACCAGAGGATGATAGCCCAGAAGCTCAGGCTCAGGCTGACTTTGTTAGAGACTGCCTAACTAGACCACCTCACAAGGGCGGTATGTCTACGCCTTTCCAACTCGTTCTTAAAGATATGCTTAGGGCTTTATTGGAAGGGTTTAGAGTATATGAGAAAGTCTTTGAGTTAAGAGATGGCAAGGTTGTTTATAAGAAGATTGGTACTAGAGACACTTCTACCATTGTTATTAAGGTTGACTCTAAGGGTGGGTTCAACGGATTTAAGCAAGAGATATGGGATGGCAATAAGAATGTTGAGGTCACTATTCCTTTACAGTATGCCTTCTTATTCACAGCCAATAAAGAACACCACCACATCAAAGGTGAGTCAATGTTCAGGGCTGCCTATACTCACTACGACAAGAAGCAGAAGCTATACTACCTAGCCCAGTTAGCAGCACAGGCCGCCGCTGTTGCACCTAAGACAGTCAAAGCCCCAGCTAATGCTAAGCAAGAAGAGCTAGACGCTTACACCGCTAATGCTGCTGCTATGGCCGTTAACTCAGTTATAGGTTTGCAGGATGGTTGGGACTTGAACACCCTAGACTCTAACAAGGGTCGCTTTGATTTAATGCCACTGATTGAGCACCACAATGCAGAGATGGCCCGTTCAATCCTTGCTCAATTTATGATGTTAGGCACTGGTTCTAATGTTGGTTCTTGGGCTTTGAGCCAAGACCAGAGTGATATGTTTGTATTGGCCCTACGTTCAGTGATGAGTGATATTGAAGAACACATCTCTAGCTACTTGATTCCTGACCTTATTGATTACAACTTCGCTACCAAGAGATACCCAACCTTTGAGTTCGCTAACATCACCGACGCTACAGTTAGCTTCCTTAAAGAAGTATCTCTCAAGCTACTTGATAAGAGGCCAGAGTCAATGCCTGAAGATTTGGTCAAGGGTATACAGAAGAAGATTGCTGACCACTTTGAGATTGAAATTACCGAACCTAGTGAAGCAGACAAGAAGAAAGCCGAAGACGCTGGTGCTACTTCTGCTTCTGCTGCCGTCGGAGAGATTCAGAAGCAAGCCCTCAATGGTGCTCAGATTGCTAGCCTAATGGCTGTAGTAGACGCTGTAGTTGCTGGAACTATGCCTATAGAAACTGCCAAGGAAACACTCCGAGCAAGCTTCCCTACAATGACCGACGAAACAATCGGTAAAATCCTAGACCCTGCGACAAGCTTTACTTCTTCTGCCACTGTTACTAATAGCCGAACTTCCAAGGTAATGTCTAAGTTAAGTAGACAGGGTCGGTTAGCTGACGCTCAATGGAGAAGAGACTTAACCCCAGCCGAGACTAAGGTTAACCTAGCGGCCATTCAACAGAAGTACAATACCCTAGAGGCTGACTTTACTGCCAAGGCTCAAGAGATGTTCACTGGATTAGAAGAGCAAATCAAGACTGACCTAGAGGCCCTACTTAAAGACGGCAAGATAGATGACGTTGCAGACTACACTGTTTCTGCACCAGAAGGCTACGAAAAGCTAGTGCTAGATAAGATGGTTGAAGCTTATAACTACGCCAAGGTCGGGGCTTCTGATGAGCTAGATGTTGACTCTCCTGCTACTCCTGCAAACACAAAGGAACTCATTAAGCAGAAGGCAATGGATGTTGTTAAAAAGCAGATGGATGACCTTACCTTTGAAGTCAAGAACGCTGTAACTGAAGCTGCTAGAAAGAACCAACTCTCAGTGAAGCTCTCACTCGCTGACCTTCTTACTAAGGTCGGAGGGATTGTAAGCATATTCTCAACCGATAAACTCGGACTTACTGCCAGCGTTATTGTTGGCTCGGCTATAAATATGGGTAGAGATGATGTCTTTGTTAGTGCTAAGGAAGAGCTTGATAGCTACCAATACTCAGCTATCCTAGATGAAGTTACTTGTGCAACCTGCGAAGACCTGGACGGAAGCGTTGTTAGCGAAGAAGAATACCGCTCTACTGAGTGGCTACCTCCGATTCACTTTAACTGTAGGTGTATATGGGTCGCTATTAAGAAGACCGAAGAAGACCGACCTGAAGTTACTGGATTCCCAGATACTCCTGGAGGGCGAGAACAAGCGGACTTGTCTAACAATCCTAGCAAGCTTGCGGTAAAATTAGAGAAGACTGAAGAGGAGTTGGCTGAACTACGCCAAGCTTTCAAGTTAGCGTTTACCGATAAGATTGTTAAGGAGATAACCAATGAAGACTAATGAGGAGAAAGACCTAGCCCAAGAGGTCGCCGATAAGCTTCGCAGAAAGTTTACTGATAAGCTTTCTAATAATGTCAGGAAGTTTGAAAAGGACACTCAGGTTAACCTCCATAAGTCTCTACAAGATATAGCCAAGATTGCTGCGACCAGCGGGACTAAGTGGCTAGCCCAACCTAACGTCCCTGGCTTAACTGCTGGCCGTATTGGTGACTTATTCCTAGACCTCAAAACCCTAGATGTCTACTTAAAAGAAACGAAGCTAGGCTGGGTTAAGCAAGCTAACTTAGCAGGTACTCCTGGTAAGGACGCTATCACTCCAGTAAAAGGGGTTGATTATTTTGACGGCAAGGATGGCTACACTCCGATTAAAGGTAGAGATTACTTTGATGGGAAGGATGGTAAGGACGCTAAGCAGATTGAAATGCGGGTCTCTAATGGCTACATCCAGTGGACTAGGGAGGGTGAGCCTTGGAGAAATCTAATCTCAGTAGAAGAGTTGAAGGGTGCACCTGGTCGGGCCGTAAGAATCGGCGGAGGTGGAGGAGGAGCTAGCCTTGAGATTGGTTCTCTAGTTACTGGTGCTCAGCCGAATAGAGCACTCTTCACCGACGAGGAAGGTAAACTTACTGACGATATATTGGAGTCTATCCAACTATCATTCTTTGGTGGCCTATTAGAAGGCACAGGGGTCAAGCCAGCGAACTTCCCTCATTCAGACAGTATAGCTTTAGGAGGTGTTGACGCTAGTGGTCTAGGAGGGTTTGAGACTTTCGGTGTCCTTCAATCTAAGAATAGAGACGGAGGATTAGCCTACGTCAAGGTAGATTACGATAACCTAGATACAGTACCACCTGAGAGTATGTTCTTAATTGGCTACGACGCTGACACTGGCCAGGCAGCAATGCAGTTCTTCCCAGAGGGGCAGATTACTAACCCTACTCCGTTTTTACAAATTGATAGTAGTGGCATAGTTGTTAATGCTTCACAGTCGTTCAATGAAGTTGTGACCGAACTCACTGGAGCTACAGATAATCAGATACCTACTGCCCTTGCTGTAGCTGACGCTATAGCTGGAGTTGGAGGAGGTGGAGCTTGGGGTTCAATCACTGGTACACTCTCAGACCAAACAGACGTATGGGATGAACTGCAATCAAAGATGGAGTTAATAGGTACTGTTTCAATGGGGAGTAGAAACATTAACTTCTATGATGGCTCTTCCACTGTTTCAATTCTTAGTTATACCCCTAGTACTGCTGGAGAAGTCTTATATATCCGAACTGCGGGCACAGCCGACCTCGGTAGTGGAACTCCACTTACATTGTCAGTAGGAGACTTCATTATCTGGGACACTCACGGCTTGCCTAGTTGGAAGATATTGTATAAGGCTAATGTCCTAGATACGGACGGAACGCTCGCTGCTAATAGCGATACTGTTATTGCTTCTCAAAAAGCAGTGAAGACTTACGTTGATAATGCGGTTACTGGACTCTTAGACTTCAAGGGTTCTACAAATGCTAGCACCAACCCTAACTACCCTTCTGCCCTCAAGGGTGACGCTTACGTTGTTAGTGCTGCTGGTAAGGTAGGTGGAGCTTCTGGTAAGTCTGTTGATATTGGTGATGTCTACTTGGCTATAGCTGACAACGCAGGTGGAACTGAAGCCTCTGTCGGTACTAGCTGGATTGTATTAGAGCATAACCTACAAGGGGCTTTACTCTCAGCTAATAACTTGTCTGACCTAGCGAGTGCCTCTACTGCAAGAACAAACTTAGGGCTAGGCTCTGGAGCTTTGCTAGTCACTGATACTGATTACAAGATGGCTGCCAACCTAGACACTAATGTCGCTACTCAGAAAGCTACGAAGGCGGGGATATTCGCTAAGACCGCAGCAATTAAGCCTACTTCTGGCGACTGGTATTCAATGGGTGGTCAAACTGCGGCAGGTACGGCAGGTCTGACTGGTGCAGGTCAGCTCAGATTCCACCCTATTTGGCTAGACGAAGGAAATATAAGCGAGATTGCGGTATCAACTTCAGTAGCCGCTGCCTCTACTTGGAGGCTAGGTCTATACGAAGCCGACCCTGTTACTGGTTTGCCTGATGGGATGACTCCTTTCTGGGACGCTGGAACTGTCAATATGAACAATACGGCTGGGGTTCAGACTATCGTTAGTAGCAAGGCAGTTACTAAACCTGGCCTATATTGGGCCGCCATTCTAGTAGACGCTTATACTGCACAGCCGACAACCCATAACTGCGTTTATAGCTCTAATACTGGTGGTGCAATTCACGGCTTACCTCAAGATATGTCCAGCCTTGGTAGGTATAGGGTTGGCAGGACTTATGGCTCAACAGTGCCTACAGGTTCACTTCCTACAGCACCAACATCATCTATGTCTTGGTCTGGTACAATTCCAAGAGTAGCGGTAAAATATAGTTAGTATGAATGAAACTAAGCAAGACGGCCAAGGCAATATCTTAGAAGAGATAATAGACAATGGTGATGGCACTGGTGTTCGCAGAGTCTTTGATATAGAGGGCAACGTCACTCTTGAAGAGGAGGTGGAGCGACCCATTCCTGAACCAGAAGAGGAACTTAAGGTTATACCCCAGAGTGCCATAGATGGTCTAGCAGGTAAACTACAAGACCCTAACGTAAACTCTATAGCTAAGCTGAAGAGTGCATTGAACGATTTTATAGGGGAGATAAAATAGTATGACCGACGAGCAGAAAGAAGTAGATAAGCAAACTAAGATAGCTGGACTTCAAGCTAGACTTCGCCAGGAGATTCCGCCTAGTGAGAGAAAGATGATTACATCTATCTTAAAGCTTTGGGGTGTTGAGCCAGAAGTGGCAGAACCTAGCGAAGAAGTGGTAGAATCAGAAGAGTAAAAATAATATAGGAGGCATATTATGACACCCGAAAGAGCACTAACAATAATCGCAAACGCAGCTAAAGACGCACCTAGAACTCTTGGTGAACACCAACAGATTCAGGCTTGCGTTCAGATTCTAATTGAGTACATCAACCACGTAGAGAAGAAAGACACAGACCAGAAAGCTACTGGTAAGCCAGCTAAACCTAAGAAGTAGGTATTGTCTTTTGCCCTGCTCAAGTGATTAAATCTAGTTATGAAAAAGCACAAGAGCAACACAGTCAACCTATTCAGTGCTGGTAGGCGGGCTTTAGCTACAGATGTAGTAGGCACTGTATTCTATAAGCAGATAGCTAGATTTGAGAAGTGGGTTGACCCTTATGACCCTACGGAGCAGATGGTTCTTGATAAGAAGTGGGCTGAGCAGATTGTTAAAAACTTTAATGCTGGAGTTATAGACAAAGTACCTGTGCCTCTTGACCACACTGACCAAGTAGACCGAAACGCTGGAGAACTTATTAAACTAGAGATTAAGCCTGATGGACTCTACGGCTACTTAGACATTAGACGTACCGAGACTCTTGCCGATATTGAGAATGGAACTATCTTTGATGTCTCTATTTGTTTTGACTGGGATTATATGGACACCCTCAAAGGTGATAAGCACGGCCCAACACTATTACACGTTGCACTTGTTAATAACCCATACTTAAAAGGTATGTCTGGGTTTGAGAAAACTGGCGAAGAGAGTAAGTTTAGTGAAGCCCTCAAGGGCCTAGCTACGGCTCTTGCTGGTGGCAAAGCCAATGGTGTTATAATGTTAAGCGAAGCTAAAGTTAAGGAGTTAAACAAAGCTAATATGGAAGAAGTTAAAAAGATTAAAAACACAAAAGATTACCCAGTAACTATTACTGTTACTACTGAAGACGACAAGGTTGAGAAAGTGCTAGAAGCTGGCGAAGAGGTTGAAGTACCTGCTGACCAAGCTGAAGCTATTGAAAAGTTCATTGAAGAATCTGAAGCCCCAGAGGGTGAAGATGAGGATGAAGATAAAGACGAAGACAAGGACGAAGAAGGCGAAGACAAAGATTCTGATGGTGATGATAAAGAAGACGAAGAGGATGGCGAAGGTGACGACAAGGACGAAGAACTCTCTGAGTCTGAGAAAGAAGAACTCTCAAGACTGAGAAAAGAAAAACTTTCTAATGATGTTAACAACTCCTACACTACTCTTTTGAGTGAAGGTAAAATCACTCCTGCACAAGAAGAAAACTACAAGGCTGCTATGGTTGCACTTGCCGAAACTGCTGGTTCTAAGAAAGTTTCTTTAAGCCGAGATGGTAAGAAAGAGGAAGTATCTTTAAGCGAACTGTTTAATCAGGTATTGCAAGCTGGCCCTAAAGTTGTTAAATTTAGTGAAGAAGGCAAGTCTGGCGACGGAGACGACAACGACTCTGACGAGGACAAAGCCCCAGCAGATTTACTATCTGAGGCCGAACTCAAGGGACTAGAAGCCACTGGAGTAAGCCGAGAAGAGTATAACCGACAAGCGAAGGAAGACCCTGAGCTTTTCAAAAAAACTGAACAAGAAATTAAATCTAAAGAATAAAGGTTAAGACATTATGACAGCACTAGCTGATATAAAAGATGTACGAAGACAACCAGGTGAAATCCTTGCGTTTCCTGTAGAGGAATCTGTAAAGATTTACGAAGGTGCTTTGGTGATGGTAAACGCTGCTGGGTACGCTGTACCTGCTGCTGATACTACTAACTGTTTCTTCGTAGGTGTTGCTGACGAGACTGTTGACAACACAAGCGGAGCAGACGGAGCGAAGGTAGTTAAAGTCAGAACTAATGGAGTAATCTCTGTCGCAAGTCAGGCTTCATTAACTCAGGCTAATAATATGGACACTGTCTACGTCTTAGACGACCAGACTGTTGACCTAGCTGCCAACGTAACAAACGACTTAATTGTCGGTAAGATAGTTGAAGTAGTATCTGCTTCAAAGGCTCGTGTTGCTTTAGCTTCACTAGGCAGGTAATATAAGGATATAGAAAGAAAAACACTATGGAAACAATTTTACTACCAGGCCTAAAGTCAAACTTCCAAAACGGATTCACTAATGCGAACCCAGCTTGGAGCGAAGTAGCGACTAAAGTGCCTTCAAATCAAAGAAGCGAAACTTATGCGTGGTTAGGACAAGTTCCTCGTATGCGTAAAATGAACGGGGAAAGAATCCCTGCGAAGCTCTTAGAGTATGACTACACTCTAAAAAACGAAGAGTATGAAGCGTCTATTGAAGTCAGCCACGCTGATATCAAGGACGACCAGACTGGACAGTTTGGGCCTCTAGCTAAATCAATCGGTGAAAGTGCAGCTCTCTTCCCAGATGAGCTAATCTTCGGAACTCTTTTACCTGGTGGATTTACAGAGCTTTGTTACGACGGCCAGTACTTCTTTGATACTGACCACCCAGTAGGAAACACTGGAACTACTCAAAGCAATAAGGGTACTGCTGCACTAGACGCAACTAGCTTCAACGCTGGACGACTTGCATTGCAGAAGATGAAGGATGACCAAGGTCGCCCTATCAACCAAAACCCTGATATGCTATTGGTAATCCCAGTAGACCTACAATCCGCTGCTGAAGCTTTGATTGAGGCTGAGTTCCTTGCAAGTGGTGCTAATAACACTAACTACAAGAAAGCTCGTATCCTCGCTACAGCTTGGTTAACTGATACTAATAACTGGTATCTACTTAACACCAACGGAGTAGTTAAACCTTTCATCCTACAAGAGCGTGAGTTCGTAAAGATGGAAGCTCTAGAAGAAGGTTCTTCTGAACACTTCTGGAGAAAGAAGAACGTCTACGGCACGTACTGGAGAGGTAACGCAGGTTACGGCCTCTACCAAAAAGCCTATGGTGCTTTAGTAGCCTAAGCTACTAGGCCCTAGTGTCCGAGGGGGGCAACCCCCTCACACTGATAAAATCATAAGGAGGTTATATGTCAGAAGAAAAGAAACAAGTTTACACAGTCAAGTTAAGCCACTCTTTCCCTGGTTCTGGTAGATGGAGAGCTGGCCGACAATTCGCTCGTGGCGAAGCTCAAGTGCTAGAGTTAACTAAAGATGAGGTTAAAGCTTTTAAAGATGACACACACTTTGAATTACGAAAGGGCAAGAAGAAGGGAGTATCAGCAGGAGCAAGCGAAGCAGCACACTCAGTCAATGCCCCTGTCGCTCAGGTTGAAACTGCTAAGGATAGCACTGTTGTCAAAGAAGAAAAAACTGCAAGTTCGGATGAGGAAAGCGAAGTTGATACGTTAGTAAAGACTTACAGCCGTGATGAGCTAGACGCTATGGCTATCCAAGAAGAACTAGACCCTGAAGAATACGCTAATAAGAGAAGTGTAGCTGAAGCTATTATAGAGGCTAAAGAAAGCAAGAGGTAGTTTCAATGCTAGCCTCAGCACAAGTAACCCTTAAGGCAATACGCAAACAAGCTGGTATCTATCACCAGGCTTTTAAGGAAGAACTGCGAGGCCCAGCCGACGGCTCTAACGCTACCTTCTACGCAGAGAATCCTAATCTTATTCCTAGCGATAGTGCTGATACTCTTGCTGTTAGCCACGTTAAAGTCTACGTCAATGATGTGGTTGCTTCCGTTACCTCAGTAAACGAGGATGGGACTTTTGCTTTAGCCTCCGCACCACCAGCAGACGCTACTGTAGTCGCTGACTATTACTACTCAGTACTTACTGAAGATGATATGGTGCAGAACCGCCTAGAAGGGCTTAGCTGGCTCGGAGCTAGGGTAGGTGATGTTATACTCTTCAATCAGCTAATAGTCCCAGAAGACCCAGCTACTCCTCTAGATTGGCCACCGATATTTACTACTGCTCTATCTCTTTATTGTGCTGGCTTGATTCTCATACAAGACTATGGCTCTTCCGCCGACACAGACCTCACCAGTAAAGACGGCTATAAGAAGATGGCCGAAGCTAATAAGCTTATAACCCAGTGGATAACAGACTACTCAAATGAGAGTGCAGGAGCTACTAAAGTTGCAGGTACTCACGTTACTGACGGCAACCTCTTTCACCGAAACACTGACCTAGACGCTTGCTTACCTGAGACTCCACCTGATGACTTCTTCTTCCACAAACATAACGGATAGGGGGCTTAAGATATGATTGAACTTTACGCTGATGACGAAGGGGTTGCAGCACTAGACAGACGCTTGATGATTGTAGCTGATGACCTTGATGATTGGACTGACCCGTTCTCTCAGATATCAGATGAGTTACTTAATACCTGGCAACTTAACTTCTCTCAAAGAGGCGGTCTATTTGGTGGATGGCAAGCCCCTAAGAAAGACTACGGCCACCCACTCCTTGAAGATACTAGAGAGATGAGAGATTCCTTTACTACCCAATCTAGCAGGGACTTCGTTAAGCTCTGGAATACAGACCCTAAGTTCAAGTACCACCAGAGCCGAGAGCCAAGAAGCAAGCTACCTCGCCGTGTTATGATGATGTTAGATAAAGAACGTAAAGACTACATTACAAAAACCTTCCAACAATATATAATAGAGGTTATAAGGAATAGCAACAATGGATAAATACCGAGACCCGATTATTGAAAAACTTTTAGACCTCTTCAGGGGTGATAATGGCCCAAAGAATATTAAGAAGTACTTTAATGGCGACGTTCTAATAGCCCCTAAATCCGACCTTCCGCTTATCAGTATCGCTAAAGACGCTACCGACGTAGGGGCAGCGAGTAATATGGAAGATGACCACCTCTTGCCAATGACCCTAACTGTTCTATATGACTACACCAAAGACCTCAGTAGAGCCTCTGATGTGGTAGCTGGCTCACCTGGCTTGTATAAGATTATTGAGGAGAGAGACGCAGAGACTTACCAGTTAGCAGCCAACAGCGTACTCGGTATACTCAGGGCTAATCAGACCCTAGATAATAAGCTCTGGATTGCAGTAGGGCCAAACGAAAAGATACAAGTTCGTTATGGTCTAGGAGTAAATAGGCGTGGGCCTGGCATATATTCTGTTGAAGCAGTAGTTAGGTTTAACGTCAGAACGCACCTGCCAAGGTTGTCGCCTCTGAACTAAAATGCTAATATGATATTATAGGAGTTAAAGTATATGTCTACAGATAAAAAGAACACTCAGACCGAAGGAACAGTAGAGGAGAAAAGACCTCGTAAGCTTAAGTCCTTCAACTACCCACAGCCAGACGGAAAACCTCCGATAGTTGTTCTTGCAAAAGACCGCAAAGAAGCGGATAATCTATTGCAGGAAAAGCTAAAATCAGAAACAAAGCAAGAGCAAACTAAGGAGTAAAATACAATGGCAAGAATTATAGGTAGAACTGGTAGCGTAGGAATCGGAGTTGAATCTACTAGGGGTACTTCTGTAGCACCTACTCACTTCGTTCCAGTACAAGGTTACAGTCTTGACGATAAGGTTGAATACATTAAGAACGACTCAGGGCTAGGCCACATTGCAGAGAACAACGAGTCTGATATTCTACACCTCTGGGCCGAAGGAGATGTTGAAGGCAAGGTATTTGTAGACTCTATCGGGGTTGAACTAACTGCTCTCTTTGGTGCTTCACCATCTAGTGCAGAGAGAACTACTACTGATGTCTTTGACCACACTTACGCTCTTGCTAATAACAACCAGCACAAGTCTCTAACCCTTGCTTATAAGGACGCTAACGAAGATGTCCGATTTGCTTTAGGTATGATTAATACTTACGCTATTGAAGCTGCTGTGGATAACTACCTTAAGAGGACTGTTAGTTTCATCACTAAGAAGAGTGCCTCAGCTTCTAACACTGTAGCTCACACTGAAGACTTTGAGTTTATACCTAACGACATAACTGTTAAGTTTGCTACCGACCTAGCTGGTCTAGGTGCTGCTTCTGAAGTACCAGTACGAAGTGTCAACATTGAGTTCAACAAGAACGCTGAGGCTCAGTACATCCTCGGTTCACAAGAGCCTGATGATATTGTTAATAAGCAGTTCGCCGTTACTGGTAGCTTTGAAGCGTATATGGATAACACCACTTACAAGGTTTGGGCCAACACTGGTGTTCGCAAGGCATTTAGATTTGAGGCAATCAACCCTACTGTAATCGGCTCAAGTGGTTCACACACCCCAGCCCTACGCTTTGACTTTGCTAAGGTTAAGTTTGAAAGCCACGAGAGAAACTTTGATAACAACGAAGTAATGTTGCAGACTATCAACTTTGAAGCCTACTACGACCTAACCGAAGCGGAGATTGTAGAGGCGAGACTAACTAATGAGAACGACGGAACTGATTATTAGTTTGGTATAATATAAGACATTAAGCTTTAGGAGGCGAAATATATGTCAGAAGATTCAAATAAAACACCAGGTACTATAGTAACCCCAGTAGGTAAAGATGTTGTAACTTTGAACCCCTACACATCACAGGCTTTGGAGATGGAGCTTCAGGCTTCTTTCAAAGATATCATAACTGTTGACGCTTCCAAGATGGACGCTAAGAACACCACAGACTTAGAGAAGTCTAAAGATAAGATTGATGTGAATATGGGGAGTATTCCTATCACTATCGGTCAAGACCGAGAGAAGATTCTTATTAAACACGCCGTGAAATCTGTTGCTTTTAGTGATGGCCGTGACCCAGTCAAGGGTGAAGGAGTCGTTGAAGCCATAGTGGGTATGCGACCTATAGATTACAAGTTTGTTCTTGAGGCTTGTAATGAACTAGCTGAAGCCAACAAAGCCCCAGACGAAGACGAAAAAAAAGGCTAGAGGAAGACTACTATTTATCGCTTAGGCAGAGCGAGGGCAAGCTTCCTGCCCGCCTAGCAGTAGCCCAAATCTGTAATAAAAAGAACTGGACTTATGAGCAGTATCTTTCTAACCCTCCTTGGTTCTTAGCCTATACAAGTATTATAATGAACGAAGAGGCCAAATACAGGGCAGAAGAAAGTAAAAAAGCACCAAGGACAAAATAACAGATGGGAAATGATAGCGAACTTTCAATCATTGTAAGAGCAAAGAACGAGGCCACTAAGGTCTTGAACGCTGTACGTGATGACGCTAACAGATTAGGTAAGTCCCTCTCCGATAACTTCAACGCAGCCAAAGCCCCTTCTGCTGCTCTACTTGCAAGTGTAACCGCAGTAGGTGTAGGTGTCGCTGCCTTCGCTAAGTCTAGCGTTGACGCTTATATGGAAGCAGAGCAAGCCAGTGCTCAGCTAGAGGCAGTCCTTAAGTCTACTGGTAGTGCAGCGGGTGTAACCTCAGAGGAGCTACAGAAACAAGCCACAGCCTTACAGTCTGTCACTAAGTTCTCAGATGAAGCTGTGATGGCTACTCAATCTATGCTCTTAACCTTCACCAATATTAAGGGTGGAGTTATGAAAGAGGCTACAGCCGCCGCTCTTGATATGGCCCAAGCCCTCGGTATGGATGGTGCACAGGCAGCAATGCAGTTGGGTAAGGCATTAAACGACCCTGCTGCTGGGCTTACCAAGTTGCAACGTATCGGTGTTACATTCACTGACCAACAGAAGAAGCAGGTTGAGGCTATGGTCGCAGCAGGCAATACTGCTGGTGCTCAGAAGGTTATCTTACAAGAGCTACAAAAAGAGTTTGGTGGAAGTGCCGAGGCTGCGGGTGGAACTTTTGCAGGTAAGCTGACCATATTAAAAAACACTTTCGGAGACTTACAGGAGACAGTAGGTAAGGCTATAGTAGACGCACTAATTCCTTTGGCCGACGCTTTCTCTAGGATAGTAGGAGATATGCAAGAAGCAGGTGGAGTAGTAGCTTGGCTCAAAGATAAGTTTGAAGAGAATAAGGGTGTAATAGTACCTCTAGTTGGTGCAATCTTGATGGGCCTAGTCCCTGCCCTCCTTACTGCTGCTGGTGCAATGTGGGCGTTTATGGCCCCGCTTATACCTTGGTTAGCTGCAGGTGCAATACTCGCCGTCCTTGCCGATAAGCTGGCCGACAAGATGGGTGGCTGGTCTGTAGTACTCGGAAAGATTAAGGACTACTTCCAGTTAGCTCAGGCTGCCGTAAGCATATTCTTTGAGACCTTTGGGGACGGCCAAGATATGCTAGATGATGGTGGCTTCGCTGACACTGTAGAGAACATTGCCCTCAAGGTTAAGGCTACCTTTGAGGCAATCAAAGATACTGTGATGGCAGTTTGGGGAGCAATCAAGGGAGCAATTAGTTTCCTAGCACCGAGTATAAAGGCTCTCGCTGAAACCTTTGTAAGCCAGCTCTTACCTGCAATCTGGGGACTCATAAACGTACTCGCCCCTATCCTCTTGCCTATCTTAAAGGTAGTCGGAGCAGTACTAGGAGTAATGTTTGTAGCTGCGATATGGGTAGCAATCAATGTCCTCAATCTTATTATCGGGGTTATATCTTGGTTTATAAATATCCTTACTAGCATTATTGGAGTAGTGAGCACTGTAGTCGGAGTAGTAATCAACTACCTCCAGCTACTCTATAACTTCTGGTCTACTATCTTTATGGCCATATTTAATGTAGTCAAGTTTGTCTTCCAGCTAATACTCGTAGCCATTGCCACAGTGATTAGCTTAATAATGGCTGTAGTCCAGCCTATCGGAGAGTTCTTAGCAAAGCCGTTTAGATGGGCCTTTGATGTGATTAGGAGTGTATGGGGCGGTATAACTGGCTTCTTTGGAGACATAGGTAATAGAATCGGGAACGTCGCTAGCGGTATAAAGGATAAGCTCACAGCCCCGTTCTCTGCTGCGGTTGAGTTTGTTAAGGGTATACCTGGAAAGATGGTAGACGCTATCAGTAATATCGGTAAATTGATTAGAGACAAGCTTGGAGACTGGGATATTCCAGGCCCACTAGGAAAAGTTAAAGACGTTATCCCTGGCTTTGCCACTGGTGTACGTGACTTCTCTGGTGGTATGGCGTGGGTTGGTGAGCGTGGCCCAGAGCTTGTTAACCTTCCTAAAGGTGCGGATGTATTCACAGCCGACCAATCTAGGAGAATGGCGGGGAGTAGCACAACCAATCAGTTCTATGGCAATATAACAATAGCTAATGAGGCGGCAGCCAACGCCTTCTTTGATAGGCTCAATAGAGACTCAGAGATGACAGAATTAACAGGAGTACCAATATAATGCAAGCAGTATCAAGTATGGGACTAAACCTACAAGACGGGCCGTTCAGAGTTACTGACTTAGGTACTCTTTTGCAAGGCCCAGACTCAATGATTACTACCGAAGAGTTGGCCAGAACTGACGGGGCTATCTCCGTATTTAGACGCTATGGCTCAAGAAGCTATACCCTTACTGGTACGATTAAAGAGACTGACTCTTCTGCTCTTGAACAAGCGATAGACCAGCTCAAGCTTAGCCTACTACAACAAAGAGGCGAGACTGTTATAGGCTGGGGTGGCGGCTCAAGATATTATCCTAGTGAGTGCCAGAACGTACTGATATCTAGAGGAGCAAGCGAACTGACTCGGTGTAGCTACAGTGCTCAGTTCTTTATGGAGAAGCCGTTTGCTCACAGCGGAACTATAGAGACCCTTGCTACATCTACTGCCGAGACCAGTGCTTCCCAGCAGGTAGCAACTAATAATATCGGGACTTACCTAGCTAGCCCACTAATTGAGATAACCTTCACAGCTATTGAACCAGATGACTCTGACGTTACTATCACTATAGGAAACCCAGCAACTAGCGAATACCTTGCTATAACTGATACCTTTGCTGACGGGGATATTCTCTCTATTGACCTTGATAATAAACAGATATTCCATAATGGAGAACTTCTAAATCCAATTGGTGAGTGGCCTGAATGGACACCAGGAAGCGGACTCTTAGACTACTCAGATGACGCTGACTCACGTACAATAGATATTAACGCAACCTATCAACCGAGGTACTTATAAAATGGCTAGCAAAAAATCATCATACTTAGCAACAAAAGTAATAGACCACGTATGCAATAAGGCTGTTTATACTGCCCCTGCTACTCTGTATCTAGCCCTCTACACTTCTGACCCGACTAAGGCGGATGTAGGCTCTGAGGTAGCGGGTGGCTCTTATGCTAGAAAGTCTATAACTCTAGGCTCATCTTCTGGCGGAGAGATAGCGAGCACAAACTCTCAGGCTTTCACATCTATGCCCGCAACTACAGTCACCCACTGGGGAATCAGAGACGCTTCTTCTGGCGGAAACCTTCTATACTTTGGAAGCTTTGATATACCTGTAGCCGTGACTGGAGGGTCTACTTTCACAGTAGCTAGCGGAGACTTGACTATAAAGGAGGAGTAGCCCTATGGCAGTCACCACCTCCTACACCCTACCAACAATAGTAGACCAAGAAGTAAAGGGTACTCGCCCTTGGATTGGTCAAGAGAACGTAAAAGCAGATGATAGTTCTTACGCTTCTGGTATGACTATGTCTGAAAATGATGACTTCATTTCAAGGAACGCTAGCCTAGTCATAGACAATGTGATAGATACTTCTAACAATGAGGCTGCCGACGAGGTGCTAGGCTTCGGGTTCTCTCAATCCTATGGCGGAGCTTCCGACTTATGGGGTGCAACCCTCACTCCAGAGATAGTTAACTCTCCTGGCTTTGGTTTTGCTATAGCTATCGGTAGAAGAGAAGACTTCACTTTAATCAAAACAGATAGAAGTTATTACCTAAAGGCTACTGGCTTTGGTTTTGATATCCCACTAGACGCTACGATTGATGGCGTAGAAGTTAGAATCAAGGGTGATAAGTTCCCTCTTGGTGGAGGTTCTCAGGATATCTACTTAGGGAGTATGGAGCTGAGAGTAACCTATACTTGGTCTCCTACAGTTAGTGCTCACGGCTATGGCTCAGGCTTTGTATATAGCGTCAACGCAACTGAACGACTACCGAAGAACAAAAGGTTTAGATATATAGTGAGCGAAAAGAACTCTGGCTATATCGGAGAATGGAAGAGAGTGTCTTCTCAGCCTAGCTTTAAATGGGATATAAACAATCTGCATAGTTCAATGGCTGTGACCTTAAAACAGAACGAACGCTCAACCTCAACAGCGGTAGAAGACTTGATGTACGAAGAGCCTGGTGACTCTGAGAATCTGGTTACCGAATCAGAGGAGATACTACAGGTAGACCTTGCTGCTCAGATTGGGATAGGCCCTGGAACTGATACTGATGTTAATAACGAAGTAGACGTGATAGCTTATTATGGTCAGCTCGTAGAACTACTTACCGAGGATGATGAAGTAATTGTTACCGAAGACCAAGAGTTAGTCCTTGTTCAAGATGGTGCACCAGACGGAAGCCCTATCTTCTCAGGTTATATTCCTGAATGGGAGCTAGACTTTGGAGGTGGTGAAGATACCGCAATTCAGTTACTCACCCACAGCCAAGAGCTTAACAATATAATGCTTGAAACTGCTGACACCGCCAAGGTTACTAATCCAGTAAGTAGTAACCCAGACTCTAGTATTGGTATGCGTGGATATGGTGAATATTACAACACTGAGTTAGCCCAGACATTCCAGATGTCAGGTAGCGTTCCAGTAGCCCGTATTAGATTAAGGGCGAAACAAAGTGCAGAGTGGTTGAGTAGTAAGGTTAAGGATATACCAGTCACTCTTACTCTCACCAACGGCACGACTCCAGGAACTCCAGGCACTACACTCGGCTCAGCGGTAGCGGTTGTTCAGGCCCGACCAGATGACCCTGATACTTGGCAAGACTTGGACTTCTACTTTGACCCAAGCTCTCTAGTTAACGGCACTACTTACGAGTTCTTCTTGACCATACCTGAAGAGTTTGAATCCGCCCCAGACCACGCTTACCCTGTCTACTTCCAGCTCGGTAGTACTTACGCAAACGGGGCACTCTACACCCTCAATGGTAAGACTAGCCCAGCCTGGAACTTAGCGGGTGCAGACCTTCTCTTTACTGTCTACCAACCAGGAGGAGCTACTGAGGTTACATTCAATAGTCAAGACCCTAGTAGTATTCTCAAACAATTAGTTGACTTTGGGCGTACTCGTGGGGCTAGGATTAACTACACTCCCGAAACAATAGAGCCTACCTACACTGTAGTCAGTGTTACCTTCAAGACCAACACACTGGCCGAAGCAATCCTAGCAGTCATAAAACTATGCCCTGCTGACTGGTACGAGTACTACGACTTCGGGACTAATCTAATGCACCTCCACCCAAGGCCAGAGACTCCGAGCAAGATGTATACTCTGGGCCTAGATATTGGTAAGCTCAAGATTAAGCGTTCAATTCTAAGGCTAGTAAATGATGTCTACTTCTCTGGTGGGAATACCCCTGCTCTGTTCATCAGGAAGACTGACCAAGGAAGTATCAATACTTACAGGCGTGGACTTCTTAAAGCTAACGACAACAGAGTCACTGTTCAGAGTTCTGCTGAGATACTGGCCCAGTCTGAGATAGATAAGGGCAACGCACCTGTCTATTCAGGTAAACTCACCATTGTTCAGCCAGAGGATAATATTAATGACTACCAGTTTATAGAAGACAACTCGCCAGGGGAGCTGATAGGCTTCTCTGGTTTAGGTGAGATTCTTGATTTGATTTCAATGCAAGCAATGTCTTTGACCTATAATGTGAATAGTATGGATATAGATTTAAATGTCCTAGTGCCTAAGACTCCTCAGAGAATCCAAGACATTAAGCGGAACTTGGAAGCACTAGAGCAAGCTAATAACCCATCTTCCCCAACAGTAACTTAAAGTGGTAGTATAAAGGTAAACAAGGAAAACATTATATGGCAAAAAAAATCAGTCAACTAGGTCAACTTCTAAGGACAGCTATAGCCTCTGGTGATAAGATACCCATTCTTGATGAGAGTGCGGGGCAAACAAAATACGTTACAGTTGGTGATTTAGTCGGTATACCTGATATCGGGTGGACTGCTGCGGGTGAAGCGTGGGCCTACAATGCTTGGGATAGCACATTAAAAAGAGGTACTTTAACTGTTCCAACCGACGCTACTACTAAGTACTCTCCAGGTATGTATGTTAAGTTTACTCAATCTACTGGAGGTACAAAATTCGGAAGGATTATCTCTGTAACTTCCACTACTATGGTCATATATCTAGGTAGCCAGACCTTGAATAACGAGGCGATTACCCTTCCTTTCTATTCTGGAGAATCTCAACCAATTGGCCTTCCTACTTATATAAGAAACTATCACCCATATAAGTTTAGGGCTTATAGAAATGGCAACTACTCTTTTGCTACTGGTACGAACAAGATTTCTCTTAACGCCGAGAGCTATGATAGCAATGGCAATTTTGACTCAACTACAAACTTCAGGTATACTGCACCCGTTGATGGCTTCTATAGTTTCTCAGGTCAGATAAGGTTATCCGCAAGTAATGGTAATGCTTTTGGAGCTGTTCTATTTAAGAATGGTGCTCAAATTTCTCTAGGGCCAGTTCTAGTTATGGCAGCTGCCTTTGACCAAGGCTTTAATGTGACAGATATATTACAGCTTTCAGCGGGAGATTATATAGAACTATACCTTGTGAATGGTGACGCAGGTTCTAGGACAGTGATAGGTACTGCTACCCAGACCTATCTAGCAGGTCATTTAATATCAGAAGGAGTAAGCTAAGGAGTATTTTTATGTCAGAAGAAAAGAAGATATCAGAGTGGGAGAAAGAACTAGGGATTATTTTCTGCGAAGAGCAGGAAGATGAAAAGGTATCTTTAGAAGACTTCAGGGCAATCGCTCAGGAACAAGCCTATATCTTTGTGAACTATAAGGACAGGCTGAAGTTCTTGAAGGAGAATAATTACGAAGCTTCCAGAGAGAATATTCTAAATACTGAATTGTCTTCTGTAAAGAAAGAGGCTGTTCAAGAAGAAGGAGAGTCTTAAGATGGAGCTTTCTGGTGGTGGTGGTGGATTATATCTTGGGTTTGTGATTGGCTTTATAACCAGTAGAATAGTAGTTATAATAGCTCATCAAAAACACCACAATGGAAAGCACTAAAACAAAACTACCACCTAATACCCCAGAGCCAGACACTAGGCCAACACTAGGCACTATTGCCTTATGCCTTGGGACTATTTTAGTCCTCCAAGGAATCAGTGCCGCTACTGGAAAAGAAACTCCGCTTGTTGTTTATGGTATTATTGGAGGTGTATTATTCGGAATAGGAAACATAAAGAACCTCTGGGGAGGGGGAAAATAATGTTTGCTAAGATAAACTTTAAGTTCATCAAAAGCAGGATTCCCTATATCCTAGCGTACTTCCTAGTATCTCTAGCTGTTGTGAGGGTCGTGGACTACGTCTTATTTAAACACGTTCTCCCCGATAGCTGGTTTGTTCGCAATTATTCAATGACTGTCTCTACCACTAAGGAGCACAATGACGTTTCTGTTCGGGTATGCCGAGATAGGAGAGGTGACTTTATTGCTAGCGGTGAACGTAGGATTTATGTAATCCCAGAGGGCAAAGAAGAAGACGAGAAACAATTTGCTGGAGAATATAGCTTAGATAGTGTTGCTATTGATGGTGATAGGTGCGACTTATTCTCAATAAAAACTTCGCAGTTTGACCACTCAGCAGGTAGGTATCAGGCTATAACAGAGGTAAGCTTTCCAGTGAAGTATGGCAGGGTAGTCAATGTTGAGTACCGAAGTAATGTGTATGATATTTTAGAAGCGACTGAGCAGGATATACAGCAGAGAATAAAAGAACTTCAAGAGCAACTCAATAGGCTAGAGGCAATACAAAAAAGCAAGACTGCAAAGCTACCTAATACAGGCCAGACTCCAACACAATCAGAGCCTACCCCTAGTATCACGCCAGAGAATAGTGAAGAGGAGATAGTAAAACTACCAGAGCAACCTAGTTCTCAGCCAGCTAAACCGATAGAAATTCTACCGACAATCTGCGTACCTCTAACTAATATTTGTGTAAACGGAAGTTAGTGTTAGAATAAAGCTATATGGCAGAAACACTAGGACAAGAACCAACTATAATGCCAAGGATTTCTATAGTCCCTGGAATCAACCTTATCGGCAGACTAGCTAGAGGGTTAAGTTTTCTACCATCAGAAACACTTGCTTCACACGGCGACCACTTCCCTAGCTGGCTAGAACCTCAAGAACCAGCGAGCAATCAAGGCTCTCTGCCTTTTGAGGAGGCCTAGTTAATTATTAAAGGAGGCAATAACAATATGAACTACGCAGGATTTAAGAATAGGTGGTTAGGAAAGAGAACTAATATTGATGGAGCTTACGGCTACCAGTGCGTTGATTTAATCAAGCAGTATGCTAAAGAAGAGTTCGGTATTAACGCTGGCTCTTGGGGCAACGCTAAAGACTATTGGCTAAAGACTCACGGAGCTTTGCTAGCTAAGTTTAATAAAGTATCAACACCAAAGGTCGGAGACATTGTAGTCTATAAGCCAATCAGCGGGAATCCTTACGGACATATCGGAATCGTAGATAGCGTCTCAGCTTCTACTATAGGGACTCTTGAGCAGAACGGCTCTACTGGTTCAGGCAATGGTGTTGGCCCTAACGCTATTAGAGTAAGGCAGATAGCTAGGTCTAGGGCCTATGGCTACCTAACTCCTAAAGTTGCTGCACCAGCTACACCTACTGACGGGCTAGCAGGACGTTCTATACACTTACCCCCAGATACAAATACTTGGAGGATATATAAGGTTGGTTCACCAAACGGCTCAGCTTCTATCGGTTCGCTTAACCCATTAAAGTATGGCGGTCTAGTCTACACTATCTTGCGAAAAGATGTAGCTAGAGATAGAGTAGTTATTAGAACAGCAATGTTTGGCGAGGTATCGCTACCAATAGCAAACGCAGTAATAAGGTAATAAAGTATGGCTAAGAAGAAAGTATCACTTAAAGATAAAATCTTAAACAACGAAGCACTAATCAGCTCTGCAAAGGAGGCTGGTAGAGTCTTGTTCTCAATGCTAGTAGCAGGAGTCCTGTTATTTATAGGGCAAGAGCTATCAGTACTAGACCCTACAGGCAATCAGTTCTTAATTCTAACTGTCGTCTATAAGGCTTTAGATAAGTATGTTCATAAGAATGAGAACATTTCTGTTGACGGAGTAGTTCCTTTCTAAAGTTCTAAAGACGCTGGAATACAGACCTTGAGTAAACCTTGTGAATACTCTGTAGGACTGGCCTTAGCCTCCCACCGAAGGAGCGTTATTAGCTGGACAATCCCACAAAACCAGCACCTACCAAAGCTTACCCTGAACGGCATACCAGGCCCGCCACCCGTTACCTTCTCTGGCTTTCCTTCCGTTATAAATATCTAAGGCTTGCTGAGCGTTATGTACGGGGTCTTTCCAGTTCTTAGTAGCAAAGAAGTTCTTATGCCACCTACTATTTATTTGAAAGCACCCGTAGTCTCGGCTTCCGTCTTTATTAACCCCACCGATAGCTTCAGGGTTCTCACCTCTGTTCTCGTGCTGAAGGACTACTATAGCCCCTGCCCGTAGGTGAGCTGGGAAGACTTGGTTTATAGCGTCCCTACAAGAACCAGCAACGGCAGGAGCAGGAATAGGAGCTGAAGTCTTTGGTACGCTAGGCTTTGTTTTAGCCACTTCCTGAGCCTTCTTTGCTTCTTCCTGAGCCTTTACTTGTTCTTTCAACTTAGTCTCTTCAGCGAGCTTCAGTGCGGTCTTAGCTTCTTCTTCCTTTCGGACTAGCTCTAACCTTACCTGCTCTCGCTGATGGGCTAATATCTTCTGCTCTTGTTTGTAGTTTCCTATTAGATTAGTGGCTATAAAGACCACTAAAATAAAGGTTAGTTTTTTAAACATAGTTTAAGTGATTGAGTATTATATACTATTTTTTCTTTTCTACAAGATATGAAGTGAACAGTGCTACCCCCGTAGAGTAGACAATACCCGCTACACCTATAGCTATGATTAGCTTGTCGTCGTACTTATAGATTAAGTAAGCCCCAACAGTCGCAGGTACAGCTATCTTGGCAGTTCTTAGGCCAGCCATAAATAATATACAAGCTTCGTTATAAGCTTTAAACTTAGTTAAGTAATTATGAATTTGTTTTGTTTTGTTACGCATTTTTGTTTTTCCTTTTTTTAATGTTTGCTTTAACATATTTAAGTCTATCACGTTTGCGTTTATATTTCAACCCCCTACTATTTAACTGCGGTAGTATTCCTACTTAGTACAAAAACTTCGTTCTTCTTGTTGTCAGTTCCTTTCTGAACCTTGAGGCTACCGACCTTCTTTAAGAAGCTAAAGAACTCGTGGCCTAGCGTAGTCTCTTCTTCGCTACGAACTACTGGCCGAGGTTTCTTTAGTATTGACTGGCAAGGCTTAGCCACCCAGTACACCAGGTTAGCTTTGAAGCCAGGCACGTTTCTATATAGCTGGTCTACTCTTCTACAGTCTTCGCATAGGTCTTTGTGAAGGCCCGATACTTTTTTCTCTTTAACTACAAAATCTTGAATCAACATAATATTATTCTTCATCCTCCTCGTTATCTTTTAACTTAAAGTTCTTTCGGTCAATCACCTCACCCTTCTTATAGATGGTGACAATCTCCCCAGTTCCAGGTACGTCACGCCTCACACCTACCTTAATGCCGAGGCTCAGTAGGTACTCAGGGTCTTCAGATTTCAATATCATCTTTCTGCTTGTTGGGCCGTATGAGTTAAGGATAGTTTCTTTTATCCACTCAGCGGCTTCAATGTCGTGCTTAGATGTTATCTTGTTTAGGTATTCTTCAAACATATTCTTACTTTAAGAAGGGCCTGACGTTATCCTCAAATTCAAACTCAAAGCCTTCTTTGCGTAGCTCTTCAACCATATCAACCCGCTTCTGCGTTCGTATGATAGGTGTAGCACTAATCACCATATTCTCTAAGTACCTGCTAAGCAAGTAGTTCTTTAGTGAATATCTGAAAGCTCTTAAGTACTCTTGAAGTTTCATCTGACCCTCGCTTGTTTTTATCGTTAGAGCCTAATCCGTAATCTCTGTTAAGTAGATTGTCTTAAACTCTTAGCTCTTATTGTATATCGTTTGCGTTTATAAATCAAACCTCAGTTTCAAATAGGTGTCCGATTCTAGCGGTAGGGTCTAAGAACCACTTGATGTTATTTTTATAACATCTTAGTACGAACTCCATATCTTCGCCAATCTGACCCTCTCCAAATCTGAACTCTCTACCGAGCTTATCAAGAACACTTCTCTCTATAAGGGTGAAGGCTAGTGAAGTACCTGCCACCTCACATAGCCCAGGCCCGAAGTAGTCCGTAAAGACTAGCTCTCCTGGTGCGTCCTTGTCGTGCTTATAAACTATTGGCCTTGGGTTAGAAGACCTGCGGTTATAAAGACCGCTCACTACTTCCTTGCCCGCCTCTATAAGCTTGATTACATCCTGGTTGGTGAAGACCATATCATCATCAATCATCAATAGGTGGGTGCAATCAGAGGCCATAAAGTCTATGGCTATCTTAGTTCTGGCCGTCTGGACTGGAAGCCCTGGCACTATCTCAAACTTTGTTATGAGACCGCTACAGACTAGGGCCATCATTGAGTTTATAAAAGGAATCTTCGGGTGGCCCGCACTAGGTACGCCTAAGAATACTTTAATCTTTCCAGCCTCAATGTCTTCGGCCCACTTATTGACTATCTCTTGTTGTTCTTCGGTCATACTATTCCCCTCCTTCAGGTTCGTCTGTTTCTTCGTCTTCCAACATTCCTTCTTCCATTTCTATAAAGATACAGATACAGTCCTGGAGTTCCTTAGCTTGTATTAGTGGGTAGCCTTTATAGCCTGGTTGTATCTTCTCAATCAGGTCAAACCTAAAGGCAATAGTATTATGTAGACTTTTAGCCCCATCAATCTTAGCCTTCTGAACTGCCTTCTCGTGCTCTGCAAGAGTAACAAAACCCTTAGACAAGTTATTATCCCAATCCTTCTGACTGGTTATAACAACGTCTGCACCGAGGTCTAGGATATTGTCTAGCCTCTCGTGCATTTTCTTTCTCATCTCTGCGTCTATCATAGGTTAGACCCTCTCTAGCTTTTCAAGCTCGCTTAGTGGGACGGCATAGCAGGCTATAGTCCCGTTGGTTTCTTTTGGAAAAGTCCTCACCTTGTCGCCACTAATATAATAGCTACCAGGTAGAGACTTTGTTTTACTAAAGGTGACTTCATTGTGAAGGCCTACTTTGAATGTAGCGATTAGAACTACTCTATCTTTCCATCTCGGTTGCCAGATATCTATTAGATTACAGGCTGTCGTCTTAGTCAGTTGCATAATGTTTACCTACTTTTTAGTTATTGTTATTTCCATTCGGGGACTTTCCTTGTCGTACTCAACCCCGCTTCCGTCGTGGCTAGCAACAACTTTGTAGTTGTCGTCGGCCAGCCAGCCCTGCTTAACTAGAACATCTTGTATGCCTTCGTAGAGGGCACTTAAGTCTACTGAACCTCTAGTCTGCATATAGAATCTACATTGCAGGTTTATCGGGTAATCAATAGGCCGCTTCGGTTTCTGCTTATCATCTAAGATTAGCTGAGTCTCGGCTTCGTTTCTCCAGCTCTTATAGGCTGGAGTGTCCACCTTGAAGGGCCTACCTGTTCGGGTCTTATAGACCTTCTGATTATTCTTCTTGACTCTAGGGTTTCCGTAGATTGTAAGTTCTATTTTTCGCATTGTGATTTAGGCTTAGTTACATTAGGTTTACTAGGTTGAACAGGGGTAGGTGTTGGCTCAGTTACATTAGAGTTACAATTCCCTCCGTCTTCCTTAAGTGTCTCAGGACAAGCTGGGTCAGAGTTGTCGCAAGTACCATCCGCATTATAGCGGTTATCATACTGGCAAACCTCTTCCTGCATAGCCCCCACTGTAGCGTCTTTGGTGTAGATATACCCGAAAGTATAGATTGCACCAGCTAGCCAGATTCCTATTCCAATTCCTAAAACTATCTTTGTTGTTCTACTCATCTCTCTGTTTACCTCGTTTACTTAATTTACCTCCCTTCCGTCCCGCTTTGCTCGCTTGAATCGAGCCTTTGCTGAATGAACCTGGAGAGTTCTTACCTCCTCTGGGCTTCTTAGCCTTCCTAGCTAGCTCAGAGAAATAGTTTGGATTTTCCTTTATTTGGCGTTCTGCCCGTTTTTTTGCACCTTCTTTTGTCCCTGCCATAGTGAGTAACGCTTTCCATTATTAGTTACCCTACTATCGCTAGTCGGTTCTACGAGTTTAGTTCTACCTCGCTTGGAGATAGCCCCGCCCTTCATTCCTGCAAGCCTCGCCTTCTCACGGTTAGCCCCAAAACCTTTAGTTGATACTCTTACTCTTCCGCCCTTAGCCCCAATCTCACCATAGAAATTTTCGCCGTAACGTAATATGTTGGTGTTCCTGGCCTTCGCCGCACCCGCTTTTGTTCCTGCCATATTTAATTTATAACCTCCGTTATTTTACGTTCTGTTGATATATCGTTCTTTTCTAGATAGTCCTTTAGGTCTGAGCCGTGAGTGAGAATCCACTCTAACCCATCCAATAAAGTCTGCCTAGTAAGGTGTACCTTGGAGACTGAAACCTCCTTAGTTATCGGATTATAAACCCGATAGATAAACACCTTAGCTTCTGGGTAGAGCACGTGGTAGACCTTGTGTTGGAAGCTATTAGTGAAGTCACTGGCTTCTTTTGAAACGCTTGTCTTGTAATCTTCAATAATCTCTCCCTCTCCCCCGTGTTTTAAATCTAATATTCCAGATAGCGTTAGCCATTCGTTTATTGCAATAACCTTTTTGGTTCTGCCTTCTACGCTGGGCCTTACTAGCTTCGCACCACCGAAGACTTTAGGTAAACAACCTGAGCTAAGAGTTTCAGTTTCCCATTCTTTGTGAAGCCTATTGCCTCTTAGCATTGCCTCTGTTGGTGGAATCTCTACCCCAAGGAACGGCCCAACCGCTCTGTCGTAGTCGCCCCTAGCCCAAGAATCCAGTATTGAAAAGCTAACTCTCATTACTTTTTATCCTTGAACTTAAGAACAATTACTTTCTTTCTAGGTAAGACCTTAAGGCCAGGAGGGAATACACCCTCATTTTCTTTCAGGTACTTATCTATAACTGTTGCTGGAGCTAGCTTATGCACCGCAGTCTCAGGGACTATCTCCTTGATAACTAGCTCTTCGGGTAGGGTATGCAATACAGAGTAGTCGTCTACTCCGTACTTAGTCCCGAAGGCTTGGTAGTTTGCTTTTACTAAGTCTCCTTCAACGCTGCTAAAGTCTTTGCTAAACTCTAGCCCTTGCCTCTCAATCTCCGCTTTGACGTAGGCAGTAGCCTCGTCTAAGGCTTCCTGAAGCTCTCTGAGTTTTACTATGGACTCCTCCGCTTTGACATTGATAACAAGTTTACCTGCCTCTTCTTTGAGGATAGGTATTTTGCTAGGGTCTATGGTTATTACTTGACTCATATTACTTAGCCCCAAACAACCATATAGCAGCCTTGATAGTTCCACCTACAATTAGCACCAACGCACAGCTAAGGATTACTCCAAAGGCTATGTCCTGCCAAACTTTAGGTGGATTATATTTTGATTGCATATATTATTTGCCTCCCTTAATTTATTTTTTGTACTTAGTATTGTATATCGTTTGCGTTTACATTGCAAGAGGGTTATGCTTTCCACTTGTTATACACACGCATTGCTGCTGGAGATATAACACAGTGCGGTAACTTTTCAATGTGTTCTTTGATAAACTGAATCTCCATAGCAGTAGCTTCATCTAGTGCAGTAGTCGGGGTTTCAGACTTAACCTCTTCTTTGGTTATGCCGTCGGTGATTCTCCTTATCCGCATAAGGTCGCCTTGGTGACTAATCTTGATGATAGTGCAAGGGCAAACATTGAACACCGCTGTAGTCTTTTGATGTGGGCCGTATTGCATATTACTTGACCTTCCCTACACATCTTGCTGGCAATTCACCTGCACTAGTGAAGCCAAGTAGACCACTGTTATAAGCCTCGCAAGGGTACTTAAAATATGCGTAGCCAGTATAGCTAATAAACACTATGATTACTGCAATAAATAACCCGTACCCAGCTATTGATAAATTGTCTCTAAACATCTTCTTTGTCCTCTCCGCCAGCTAATTCTCCAGCGAGCTTAGCCGCTTCTTCCTTAATCTTTTGCTTCTCTTCGTCAGTCTTCTCTGGAATCTCTGGCTTATCACTCTGATTGTCTGGGTAGGACATAGCCTCGGTATCAACTACAGCCTGGTCAAGTTCAACAGCTTTACCTAGCTCGGTAGTCATTGGCCCGTACTTAGAGATTAGAAGTTTAATCACAGTCTTTATAGCCATTGAATCAAAGTCGTCTTTCCATAAACCATAGCCTCGCTTGAAGCTCTGAGAGAACTTCTTGCCGTGAGTCTCTAGTTCCGACTTAGACATATACCTAGTTTTCTGGAAGCCTGTAGTGGTCTCAAAGAAGGCAAGGTAGCCCACAGTATTTAGCTTGGCCCTCTCCTCGTCGTTATCAATCCACTCAAACTCAACCTCACCAGTAAGGCGGTTCTTGCCTTTAAGCTCACCCTCCTTAACATCAGTAGCGTTGATAGTTCGGTATAGACCAGAGCGTTGTGCTAGCTGGATGTAGCCTTTGTACCCCATCTGGAACTGGGCCTCGTATTTCCCTGACTTATTCTTATAAGGAATAATGTAGGCAAAGCCTAAGTTCTGGTTTATCGGTAGCCCCAAAGAAGCAGCAGTCAAGGCCGCATTAAAGACAGTACCAGGCTCACACTCCGCTAGCAGTTCGTTGCTAGAAGTAGCCGAGAGCAAGCTTGCTATAAACTCGGTAGTCTTATTCTTTAGAACATCTCTGAGCTTCTCTTGAACATCTACGTTCTCAAGGTAAGCTTTCACTCTATTAGTTTTCTGTAATTGTTTATCCATTACTATTGCCTCCTATATTAGTAACTTAGATTATATCTCGTTTGCGGTTACTTTGCAACCCTCCTCGGTACTTTGAGAACTTGTGCGTATATCATCTTCTCAAGCTCTTTCTTCCTAAGCTTATAAGGCTTAGGCTGAGCAGTAACTCTGAGGGTGTATATCTTAACTGTTGGCATTTTCTTGCCGTCAGATTCTCTAATCTCCTCACCGCCCCAGTGCGTACCGACACACTCAATCTTAATTTCGTGAGCAGAGGTCTTAACCATTTCCTCAAACTTATCAGCGTAGACTCTAGGCCAATCAACACCAAAAGGCGGCACTCCGATTCTAGCTGCAATTATTGTAGGCTTCGCTGGTGTTCGTTGTTTAGTTGCTTTTTTGTTCATCTTATTTTATCCTTCCTTAGATATTAACTTATCAATTACGGCCTGAACAACATTAGTAGTGACAGCGTTACCGCACATCTTATAGCGTTGGGTATCACTCTCTCCTGCCGTCCAGTTATCAGGGAATCCTTGTAAGCGTTCACACTCTACTGGTGTAAGTCTTCTAATTCTAGGCTTATCAACGACATAGTTATCTTTAGAGACACTAGTAATAGTGTTAGTGTTATCGTCTGGTCTTTTCTCTAGCTGTTGACCATTCTCCCTGCCTCTTTGAGCGGCTATAAAGGGCTGTCTATTACCTCCCTGCATAGTATTCAGGGTAGGGCTTAAACCTTCATCTGAGTAGACTCTATCGTTACTGTGCTTTGGTTGGTTAAGTTGCACAATAGAACGCCTAGACTTAGCTAGAGTATTTGTACCTTTATGGTAGTTTGCGTCTATTGTGTACGCAACATCTTGCCCGACGACTCTAGTATCTTCTTCGTTTGAATCTCCGAGAGGAAATATTTTTCTTCTACATTCTCTTCCAAGATGTCCGACAATGAAGACCCTCTCCCTGTTCTGGGGAACTCCGAAGTCCTTGCTGTTAAGTACTTGCCATTCAACTCTATACCCCAAGTCGGCAAGAACCCCAAGTATTGTCTGGAAAGTTGCACCCTTGTCGTGAGTAAGTAGACCTTTGACGTTCTCAAGTAGTATATGTCGTGGTCTTTTTTCTTTGAGAATCCTAGCGATATCAAAAAAGAGTGTCCCTCTGGTGTCGTTAAATCCTGCCCTTTTTCCAGCCACACTGAAAGCTTGGCAAGGGAATCCTCCAACCAAGAGTTCAAAGTCTGGGAGTTCACTAGCGTTGATTGTCGTTGCGTCTCCATAATTTTTATGATTGTAGTGCCTCTCATACACCTTAACTGCATACTTATCTATCTCACTATACCCTACACATTCGCCCAATTCTCCTATACCAAGTTCAAACCCGCCTATACCGCTGAACATTGAAAAGTACTGCATATTACCTACCCCTCATCTTTCTCTTAAACGCTCTCCAAGTTTCTTTACAGTCGTGACACTTACCAGTATAGACCACACCCTTTAACCAAGGCTGAGGCTTCGTTGCTGGGTGCTTCAACTCAATGCCTAAGTACCGAGGGAAGTAGCTGTCACAAGCTATGCAAAGGAGAGAAGGTGATTTAGTCTTAGTCTTCTGCATATTATTCGTTATCTTTTCCGAGTTCTTCCTTAATCCGAGCGTCTCTAATAGCAAGTTGGCCGAGCACCTCTTTGTTGATTCCATCTAAGTCTAGGGCCTTGCCAGACATTGTGAAGCTCATACCTAGACCAAGAGAGTCTTTGAAGGTGAACTCCCACTCGTAATAGCTTTGGCTTCCGACACTCTGCTTAGACCACTCTACATCCATTGCTATATATTTGATTCCGCCTAAAGTATATTCTTGAACGAACTGCATAACTATTTCTTAGCCTCCAATAGTTCAGCATTTTCGTAGATGTTGCCTACTACTTCAAACCATTGGCTACCCTCGTCGTCGTTGAATACTAGTCTACCAACCTCGGTCTTGTCAAAAGGCACAGTATCTAGGCAGTTGTGGTAGAGCCAGATTCCAGCACAGCCCATAGTTATTCCAAACTCCATCTCCCATAACTCACCAGCTTCAACACGATTGCCATATTCAATAGCCTCTACATTCCTGAGTATGTCGCCTTCGTATATTTCTTTTAAGTTGATGTCTACTAGACCAGTGAACTGCATTAACTCTACGTCTTCCCACTGGCGGCAAGCCCCACCAGGTAGGCCAGCACTATCGCCAGCGTTAGTTACGTAGCGGTACTTGTGGTCTTCTGGATAGTCTAGGTTGGCAAAGCCCCCCACGTTAACCATCACTCTATGCTTCTTATCCCAGGCTCTAAATTTGAACTCTCGCATTACCCTAATACCGCCCTTCTGTAATCACTATCTAGTAGCGAGTATTCTTTATTCTCAAGGTTGATTTCTTTGATGGTCGCTTCGTCACATTCAATGTGGCAAACAGCACAGGCCCAGTTATCATTTTGGTCAAGCTCAAAGTCAAACTCTGCTAGGCAGTCGTGTAGCAAACTACAGCGTTCGCATATTCCAGCTTCTTCGTTATATCCGAACTCGTGACCAAATATTTCATTACATTCTTCGTGAGTTATCATTGCCGTAACCTCCTTACGTTTACTTACTCTTCTTAGTATATCTCGTTTGCGTTAAGATTGCAATACCAAATTAAGGTCTAGCTTAAAATGGTTATCCACAGGTTTACTTTTTTAATTCATTTCTTAATAAGAAAGAGAATAATTTACTCGGTATCTTTCCATCTGCTCTAGCTTGCTTAGCCAGTATGGTAAACCTCTCACCTCCTATCTTGTAATAAGCCTTGCAGTACCAAGCTCTGAACTCAGGACAGATTAAGTCACTGAAGTCTTCCATTGCTAGGTCGCACATCTGGCCCACCTTATCTTTTGTCTTTCCCCCTACAGTTGTTTCAATTGTTACAATTGGGTTATTTAAATTTCTTCCAGTTGTGACAATTGTTTTACGGGAGAGAATGTCTGAAACTTGCATAGCTCTTGCCTCCGTTACCCCACTCGTGATACAATAAAAGAGTCGTTAGAGTCAGTAGCATAATAGCTACCACCCCATCAAAACTTTTGGTGGGTTTTTGTTATTTTAGATTGTCGTTAGAATCAAAAAGATGGACTGCCCTAGAAACAAAACGCTTCTTTTTAACTCTTAGTCTTCACTATTGCACAAACAATACTCAAAAATAAACCCCCTTTTTTCTCCATACCTGTTAGTGATATATTCAAAGTGATGTCAGAATTAAACACATACGAAAAGAACGGCCAGACTTACGCCAAGGTAGCCGACCTGTATGGTTGGAAAGATAACCCTAGAGATATACACGGCTCAGATTATAAGCGTCTTAAGAAGCAGATAGAACTAGGAGAACATAGCCCCCTTCTAGTTACTAAGGAGGGTGAGGTACTCGGTGGAAACACTCGTCTCAAAGTATATAAAGAGCTGAAGAAAGAAGAGTGCAAGGTAGTTATCATTACCTTTTCAGAGAATGAGGCGGGCCAGACTACAGCTTGGCTAGATGGTGAGCCAGCCGAGCGAACCTTCGCTACTCTTGCTCAGGCCAAACTTGAATACGCTATAAGCCATAACGACGCTATCGGCCAGTATAATATGGATAAGCTCTCAGAGCTTGCCGTTGCTGACCCTCTGCCCCAAGGACTATACAAAGTGAACACTAAGGTAGAGGCTATTGAGGATGTAATCTTTGACGCTTCTGGGGGTGGCCCAAGGCAAGAGCAATCCGAGGAGGAGTCTGAACCTACGGAAGTTCTTATTATCAGAGTCTTGAAGGGTGAAGCTTCTGGCCTCAAAGATAGGCTCAATCAATTAGCCAAAGACTTCAAGTTAACCGAACACGAACTCTTCTCAACTATGCTTCTGCTGGCCGAAGGAAGCAAAGCCCTGAGCCAAGAAGAAAAGTCTAGCGAGTAGCAAGGTAGTAGTGGTATATTCTAGCCTAGAGGTCTGACCAGACTTAGCACTTATAAATCAGTAGTCCCCCAGCGTTTCATAAATAATTGAATTAACCACCCTCATAGAATCTCTCTAAGTATTAACACAAAAACATACTAAAAAGCGGTGGGCTACGAAATGTTAACTGCCCTGAGTGGTACGGCAGGGCCTTAAGTAAAACCAAAAGACTATGTTATTAAGACACGAAGATATAAAAGAACCTTTCACCTCGGAACTAATAGAGATAGATGGAGTACCTGTAGTAGTCCCGATACTTGGTGTCGCCTTTGGAGAAACAGCATTAAAGCTTCACTGGTGGAATAGCACAGTCCTTACCTTTGGGAATCCTCAACTCAACCACGTAGAATACAAAACACGGGAAGAACCAAAGAAAGGCATAAGGTTTGACCCTGATATGCTGGGGATGTTCTGTGAAATGATGTACCCTAC